TTTGAATTGATAGGAGGAATTAAATTGGATATAAGACCAAAAAGATATAAGGAATATGATAATCCTTATACATTAGAAAGTATTGAGAAAGAAGAATTATATTTTATAAGATTTAGAGATGAAAAAGGAGAACATTTAGTAACTGTGTCAAAAGAAGTATTTGATGTGTTTGATGAATCTGAAAAACAAGATAATAACATGATGGTAAGAAATAGTAGATATATTCACAAGTATGAATTAAGTGATGAAGCATTAAGTAATAAAATGCTAAATAATCAAACAAGTATAGAAGATAAGTTAATAAGTGATTTTGAAGTAGAAGAATTATACGAAGCAATAAATGAATTATCTAATATACAAAAAAGAAGAATAAGAAAATACTTTTTTGAAAACAAGACTTTTGAGGAAATTGCAAAGGAAGAAAATTGTACAAAAATGGCTGTTAAATTCACTGTTGATAATGCTTTAGAAAAAATTTCAAAAAAATTGAAAAATTAGACTATACTTTTTGCTGATTTTTGTAAATAAGGGTGAGAGAGGAAAAAACTTTCTCTCTCTACCCCCTTTCAAGGGATTGTTCTTTGACAACTAATTAGCAAGTTATTTAATACATTCCTATTATGTTGGGAAACTGACAGCACGTTGGTAAGTTCGCTTGACGATAAAAACTTGACCATAAATATTAGGTTGCTCCTAATAATGCGATGACAAGTAATAGGTATAATGATACTTTCGCATAGCCACAGACTCAAGCAATGGATGCGACTTCGTGAGATCCACGAGGAGGTGTAATTCCTATGGTACTAATTAGCAATTAGTCGTTAAATAACTCCCAGTACTGAGGGGATGAGATAAATATTGGTACATTTTATAAAAAAATATTATGCAAATCTGATTGGTTTATTTTTATAGACCAATCAGTATTTGTTTATAAGAAGGTTTTAAGATGAAAAAATATAATATAGAGATTATTAGAATGGAAATAATAGATTTTCATTGGAAAGCAAAAAACAAAAAAGAAGTTATCAACATAGTTGATGAACTACTTAATAAGAATAATAAAATTTTAAATTTAAAAGAGATAAAACCTATATATAAAACTATATATAAGGTTAAGAAAGTTAGGAGAATAAAAAATATGAAAAAAGTAAATAATGGAAAAATATATTATGCAGATATTGTATATAAAAATGAAAATAAAAAAGAGTTTGTACCAGTTGTAGTTATTGAAGCAGATGAAGCAGAGATGTTGGTTACAGTTGCACCAATAATTACAAATGATAACGAATTAACAAATACTCAAATAGTTGTTAAACAATTTGAAGAATTAAGACCTAATTCAGTAATTGAAGTTGCTGATGTAATGACTTTTGATTTAGCAAGATTAAAAGGTTATGTAGGTAAGTTAGCAGAAGAACAAATAAATGAATTAGACAAATTATTAGAAACAATAAAATAAAAGTAGAAAAAACTACTTTTTTTAAATGTATGAAACATAAATATTACACATAAGTTTAAGAAGGAGGAATGTGTGTATGAAAGAAGAAAAAGAAAAAAAGGAAGAATTAGTTATATGTATTTATGATGAGAATGGACCATCAATAAATGAAAAAATATTAGAAATATTTAGAAAATATATCAAGTCAAATCTACAAAATATTAATTCATAACGAATTTGCACATTCGTTTTATTTTAAAATATATTTTATGATTTGTATGATGTTAGTGCTAATAGGAGGAGATAGATATGAGCTTAACAAAATACAAAGCAGGTGGTTATACTAGATTATCACTTATAGAAAGTGATGAAGGATTAGAAAGTGTAAGTATTACAAATCAAAAAAATCTTATCAGAGAATTTGCAGAAAAGAATGGTATTGAACTTTATGATTTTTATATTGATGATGGATATTCTGGTGGTAATTTTGATAGACCAGACTTTAAAAGATTACTTAACGATTTAGAATGTGGAGTAATTAATTGTGTTATTACTAAAGATTTATCTAGATTAGGTAGAGATTTTATTGAAACAAATAACTATATCTACAAATACTTTCCAGAAAATGGGATTAGATATATTGCTATATTAGATAATTTAGATACAGAGAATCCAAATAATGGAGATGACATGGTACCTTTCAAAACAGTTGTTAATGATATGTATTTGAAAGATACATCTAGAAAAATCAAATCAGTAAGACATGATTTAATGAATAAAGGTTTATTTGTGGGAAGTAGTGTTCCTTATGGATATAAAAGGTCAGAAGAAGATAATAGAAAATTTATTATTGATGATTATGCTGCTAGAGTTGTTAGAAGAATCTTTGATATGAAATTAGATGGTATAAAACCAAATATGATTGCTAGAACTTTAACAGAAGAAGGAATATTACCACCTAGTGTATATAATGAAAAGAAAATAAAGAAAACTTATACTACTAATCTTTGGAAAGCATCTACTGTTAATCATATACTATCTAATGAGGTATATATTGGTAGATTAATACAAGGTAAATATGAAAGAGTAAGTTTGAAATCAAAAAAGAAAAGATTGCTACCAAGAGATAAATGGATAATAAAAGATAATTGTCATCCTGCAATTATAGATAAAAGTAAGTTTAATCAAGTAAATAAAAAGATACCAAAAGCATTAAGAGATAATACTAGAACATATAAATATGAATATTTACTAAAAGGTTTAGTTGTATGTGCTGATTGTGGAAAGACAATGATCGTAAGACGAGCTAAGTATCAGGGCAAAGAACATAAAGGCGAAGAATATGCTTTATATTGTTGTAGTACTTATGCTAGGTATAGAAATAATGTATGCAGTATGCACTATTATAGAGAAGATGCTTTAAATGAGTTGGTGTTAAAAGAAACAAAATTATTATTAACTAAATATTCAAATGATGATGAATTAAATAATGAATTTCAAAAAACATTAGCAAATGATGATTTACTAGAAAAATATAGAAATCAATTAGAAAATAGTGAGAAAAAGTTAATTGATTTAGACAAAGCAATTAGTGAATTATATAAAGATAAAGTATCTGGAATAATTACTGCTGATGAATTTGCAACTATTAAAGAAGATTTACAAAACGATAGAACAAAGATTTCTAAAGAAATTGATGATTTAAAAGTTATGTTATATAAAACAAAAGATAATATTGCAGATATTAAAGCGGTAAAGAAAATGATTACTAGCTTTTTAAAAGTTAAAAATCCAACAAAGCAAATGTTTAGAGATTTGATTTCAAAGATAACTATTGATAAAGATAAAAAAGTTAAAATATATTTTAAATTTAATTTGAATGGGGAGTAGAAGTATGGAAGAAAAAATGACTGTATCATATACAAGAATATCTGAAGAAGATTTAGAAAAGTTAAAAGAGTTTTCTGTTAGTATTTATAATCAATTAAGTTTGATTAAAGATTATGCAGAAAGAATGAATTTGAAAATTGATAAAGAATATATAGATGACGGCTTTTCTGGTGGTAATTTTGATAGACCAGGATTTGAAGAATTATTAAATGATATTGATAAAGGTAAAATATCAACTATCATTACTAAAGATTTATCTAGATTAGGTAGAGATTTTATTGAAACATCATATTATATATTTGATTTTTTTCCAAAACATAACATTAGATATATAGCAATCAATGATTGTTATGATAGTGCTGATGAAAATAATACTTTAGATGAAACAATGATAGCAATAAAAAATGTAATCAATGATAGATACATACATGATTCTTCTATCAAAAGAAAACAAGTAGCAGAAGCAAAGACTAATAATGGAGAGTTTATTGGATTTATTGCACCTTATGGATATAAGGTTGTAAAAAAAGATAATAAAAGAACATTAGAAATAGATGAATATTCAAGTATGATAGTTAAAAGAATATTTACTAATATTGCTTCTGGAAAGAGCAGAGAAGAAGTAGCTCAAGAATTAAATGAGGATAAAATATTACCTCCTGTTATATATATGAATATGACACCAAGTAGAAATAAAAAATATTACTATGATTGGTCAGATAAAATAGTATATAGAATATTAAAAAATGAAACTTATACAGGTAATACTGTAATAAGAAAATCAGAAAAAAGAAATTATAAACAAAAAAAGAGAAATGTAATACCTATTAGAGATAGAGAAGTTATAAAAAATACACATCCTGCTATAATAAGTGAAACATTATTTAAAGAAGCAAATTCTAAATTAAAAACTCTTAAAAGGAAAGAGAAAAATGATTATGATGGAACTTTTAGTGGTTTAGTTATTTGTGGAGAATGTGGTAGAGTAATGACTGCTTGTAGAACAGTAAAAGATAGTGGTAATGTTAAATATTATTTTGCTTGTACTAAAGTAGAGAACAGAAAGAAATGTCCTAATAGAGTTTTATATGATAATAAATTAAGAAATATAATTGAAGAAAACTTGAAAGATTTAATTATGTCTTTTGGAAATGATAAAATGATTATTGGACAAGTAACTAAAGAACTTCATAATAAAGAAAGATATAATTTAAAGGTTTCAAACTTAAAAAAAGAAATAGAATTATATAATATAAATATTAGAAATCTATATCTTCAAAAGACAAAAGGAGAAATAGATTTACAAGAGTTTGTAAGGTTAAAAAAAGAACAAACTGATTTAAAAACAAAATGTGAAAATGAATTGTTAGAGGTTAAAGAAACAAGTGATATAAACAAAATCAAAACTGAAGTTTCTAAAGCATATAATGGTTTTATAAATAGAGATATATTATTAAAAGAATATATCAGAGAAATAATAGAGAAGATAGTTATACACAAAGATAATACAATTCAAATAGTGTATAAATTTGGTATTTCAACACCTCGAACTATCAAATTATTTTAATCG